CCCCATTTTCTCTCCTGCAATCGTGAAAGTATTTGCAATTTCATCTGCATCTACAATAGAAAACATTGTTGAAGGAGTAGTTGTACCTGACATATAACTTGTCGTATCTGTAGATACAAGTTCAGGAGATACACAATCAGCAGTAGCTTCAATAGTTACTGTAGGAGCTGTATAAGAATAAGTGTAATTTACTTTATAAACAACTGTATCTACTCCATCAGTAGCAGTGTATTCAAAAGTATAAAGACCTTTTTCTGGAACTCCGCTTCCTGTTAAAGGAATTAGGATTGTAGTTGTATTTGTTCTTGATACACTTCCATCTATATCTGGAGATCCACCTGAATAAACAATACCACTAGGAGCAGTAACTTTAATTACGCCCGTAATATCTGATAATAGAACACCTTGTGCTGTATAATCAGTAACATCGGTAAATACAAATTTACCAGTGTCTAGGTTAAAAGAAACATTAATTTGAGAGGATGTCAACATCTTATATAAAATAATAACGGTTATTGCAAGTAAATATATAAAAAAAAGAGGTAACTCGTACCTCTTTTCTAACTTTCTTTTAAAATATTTAGTTACTTTTATTTTTTATCTGCTTTAGCCTCAGCTAAAAAGCCTTCTAATTTCTTTCTTAAAGACTGGTCTTTTAGTAACTTCTTGATAGTATCTTGCTCATTTTTTCCGATTCTTCCGATAGTACCATTGGCTGCATCGAAATTACCAAAGTTCTTAACAACTACTCCAAGTTCTAAACATTCTGTTAATAAGTTTTTAACTGATTCTGATTCTGGATTAGGAGCTGAAGACTCTTCTTTCAATTTAACCTGAGCTTCAATATCATTGAAAGCTTCTTTATACTGCTCTCTGTCTATTGAGATTTGAGCAAAATATTCTAAAGCATCAACATAACTCTTGCAATCTAAGATTCTAGTTTTAGCACCTATTTCATTGAAAATACTATTTGTAGCTTTATCTAAAGAAATAATCTTATATTCAATAGCTTTTAATAAAACAAGTTTTCTTTTTCTTAAATCACTCTCAATCTCTGTCTGAAATTTATCAGAGTCATAGTCAATCATGGCAATGAACTGTTGTTTCAATCTAGCTAAGTTTTCTTCTGTCTTAGGGAAGTTTAATCCAAATGATAAACCTAATCCATACGCCTCATCTTCAGGCATATCAAATACATAAGATTTTAACTTTGACTTCTTTTGTTCTTTATCTAAGAACTCCATACTTATTCTACCTGCTTGATTTTCTTCAAATAATGTAGGTTTACCAGGTAACTTAAATTCTGCATTTTTTCTATTGTAAGAACAAAAATTTAAATACTTTAACAAAGTAGCTTCTGCTCTATTAACTGCTCTTGCACCATTAAAGAATATGATCTCACCAATATTCTTCTGAGCCATTGGGCTTTGCTCATCTGCAAAGATAGAACTTTCTCCTTTTGAATATCTAATAGTTCTTAATCCTTCTTGAGTTTTTCCTTCCTTATCTGTCCACTTCATGTAGATTTCATCAACTGCTGGAATTTGAACTGAAGGAGGAACTTCTTGTCCTACTCTTAGAATAGAAAAAATAATGTTTTCTGAATTTTTGATTGTAGCACCTGCTACTGGCTTAACTAATGATTCCATTTTTATTTTAATTTAATTTGTAAAAAAATAGGGGAGAGCGAACCCTCCCCTTTTGGTATTTAAAAAACTTATTAAGCTTTTTTCAAGTAACCGAATCTGTTTAAAGCAAACGCTTCGAAACCACAAGCAGCTTTGTAGAATACATCGTATGTATCTTTACCACCAGCTTGTTGGAAGTTGTTTACTACAGTAGTTTCGTCATATCTCTGACCATTCTCACCTACTAAGTATCTTGTTCTAAGAGCCTGAACTCTTGAGTTAGAACCTTTATCCATAGTAGAATCCATTGGAATAATCATCGCCTCATCAGCGTATCCAAAACCTTCAGCACCTAAAGTCTGTAAGTCGTTGAACGCATCAAAAGTTTTCTTGTTGAAAGTATAACCACCAACTGAGAAAGACTTAAATTCAAACGCTCTTGAAGCTTCTTGCCCCATAGTGTAGTTTCCGTAAGAAATAGCACCTGCAGTGTTGTAGTCAGCCATAGCGTTGTCAATATCAATAGACAAGTTCATACCTGCTGCAATCATGTTAGATTTAGATCCTTTTTGCTTATCTAAAGTCTTAGCCATAATCTCTGCATCTTGTTTAGTGAAACCAGTAGCAGAAGAATAGTTGAAGTTGTTACCTCCAGCTAAGATAGATGGGATTAAACCTTTAGTCATTGTAATAGGCTCACCTGCTGCTGCATAAACATCAGCTAAAGTAGTGTTAGTTAAACCTTGACCTACAAGCATAGTTAATTCTTTCTTATTCAAGAATCTCTTGTAAGTATCAGCTTCACCTTTTACAGTCCAGAAGTAACCTTTCTTACCGTTTAAACCAACTCCTTCAATCCACTGAACAACATCTTTACCAGTGTTAGTGATAGAGAAAGTTTCTTTAGAAATTTGAAGAGTGTTAGTGTATTCTTTTACTCTTGAGTTCATAGACTCAGGCTGAGATGAACCTTCACCAAAAGCAGAACCAATGATGATAATTTCATCAGCAGTACCAATAGCAGGAGTAGAAACACCTGATTGAGTAGGGTAAGCAACGAAAGTACCAGCAGACTTGTTAACAGAAGTTACAAGAGCCTCGATGTAAGTACCTGCAGTAACTAAACCTGAAGCTGGTTTAATATGAATAGTATCACCTACTCTTGGAGAAATCATATCATCAGTAGAAGCACCAATGTATGGATTCTGTTGAGAAATAGCTAAAGTAGCAGCAGCATCCAAAGTGAATGTAGCAGCAGCACCAGCACCAGCACCAGCTGTAGTAGCCTTAATCTTAGGCATGATTCTCTCCTCCTCGAAGTGAGAATACTTTAATGCAGATACAGGTTTTTCAGCACCAACTAAAGTGAAGAATCCTGTTAAATACTGTGAACCATAAGCCTCAGTTAAAACTGGGTCAATATCTGGTTTGTGAATCCCCATAGAGGAGATAAAGTTGTAATTAGCTTGTGTACCGTAGCCACCTGCTTGAAATGGTAATGAAATAGCCATTGTAAAAATTTTTTAAAATTAAAAACCTTGTATTTTTCTAAACTCTGACAATATACTCTCAACACCACTACTTGAACTCTTAGACTTAGAATCTTTACCAAGATCAACATTGTTGATTTCCTTGATAGCTTTTTCCTCACCTTTGTTCACTACACTATTCATAGCTGACTTTAACATATCAGGTAATAAAATACTTGCAGCTAGTGCATTTGTCATTTTATCAAACTGAATACCTTTTTCATCTGTGAAGTTTGTGTAATAGTTGTTGATACCTATCATCGCTTCTTTTACCTTTGCCTTCTGCTCATCGTTCATTTTAAACTTGAATGATTCCTTATCACTGATAGGGATATTCAATTCTGAAACTGAAGCAATGTGCTTGTCAACGTGGGTAGCATATAACTTTTTCAATTCCTCCATCTCTTGAGCTTGTTTCTCTTGAGCTGCTTTAACAGCTTCTTTATCAACAGATTTTGGAATTGGTAATTTATATTCATCTGAATCTTTTAAACCTTTTAAATAAGTCTTAGCCTCACGCTCTAACCTATTTAACTTAGCCATCTTAGCATCGTAATTATCTCTCTCATCTTCATCCATCAACTCAACGTCTTCTGATTTTAACTTACGATACTCTTTTAACTCTAGTTTAATTTCTTCTGGAGATAAACCATCTTTCTTTTGTAAGAACTTTGAAATAGCATCAAAAGTATCAATAGAGTCTACATCTAATGTTTGAACATCTACAATATTTTTTAACTTATTCATGTCAAATCCTGTCTCCATTACTTTCTTTAATAAAGACACAGACTCTTCGTCATACAAATCTTCAATAGTTTGTCTTTCCGCTTTTTCTCTCAAAGAACTTAATTCTGCTTCTAACTCCTGAATCTTTGTTGTGTATTCAGTATTATCAACAGTTGTATTATCTGAAGGTTGAGTTTGTTCTGGTGTAGGAACTTCTTCTGGTGTAGGAGTATCTACAACTTCTTCTTGTAACTCATCATTTGTAGGAAGATCATTAACATCATTATCAATAATATCTTTATCTGCATCTACAATCTTTAAGTCACCCGACTCAGCCATTCTGTCTAAAAAACTTTTTTCCATTTTTATTTAATTTAATTTTTAACTATACGTGCAAATATAAAAAAAAATTCATATAAGCAAATTATTTTTAATCAAAATTCCTAGTATCTGATTTTCCTCCTGGAGCTTTAGAGAATATAGAGGGCTGTCTCATGCCCCCTTTTGCCTCTGTATCATCCATGTTAGCTGCCATAGCTGCTGCAATCTGTTCCATCTTCTCTTCTCCTTTAACCATCTCAACTTCAGCTTTTACTCTTCCATCTAACTTAGCTAACTCCATTTTGTATTGGAACTCTGCTGCTAACTTCTGCATCTCAAATTGATGTTGCATTTGAAGTAACTCCATTTCAGCTTGTTTTACTGCCATAGCAGATTGAGTCTGTACCTGAGCATTTTGTTCTGATAACATTTGAGATTTCTTCATCTCTTGCTCTTGTTTATCTTTTCTTAGTTTCTTTAATAAGTGTGTCGCCTTCTTGACAGAAATTTTAGAAGTATCTCTGATAAACATAGCATCTTCCAACTCAATACTTCCAGTTGATAAAGCTTGTTGGATAAGACCATCTAAATAAGCCCTCTCTTCCGCATCTGGTAAAGGTTGGATTCTGATTCCTATTTCTGAGAAAGGTAGATCCTTAGCAATCATTAGAATATCAATATTCTCCTTACCTAAAGCTAATTCAAAACCTTTTAATCCATCTGCAATAGCTTTTGTCTGAAGCATTAAAGCTATACCAACAGCTAATCTTTCATACAAAAATAAATACGCCTCATTTAAAAATCTAGTTGAATTACGGCTCATATTAACAGCCATTTTCTGTACTCCAACTAAAGCCTTAGAATCTGGAGTAGAACCATCACGAGCTTCATTGATACCCGTAATATTTCTAATCATTTCTAAGTTATGATTATATATCTGAACAAAATATAAAGCCGATTCATGTAAACCATTAGGTAAATCCATGATCGGCTTCTGATTAATCATACCTCCATTTTCACTTTCTAAAGAAGTAGAACGGTAATAAATGTTACCCGTTTGGTCAAATATTTCTAATACTTCTGTAGCTGATAAAAACTCATTACCCTTTCCTCGTAGAACTTCTTCTAAAGCTGAAGCATCTACAGCGACCCCTGCAGGTCTAGCCTTAACCATAGCTTGTTGAAGCTTAAGGTTAGCTAAAGTAATATTGTCATCAAATGGAACCATACTCTCAACCATCGACTTATTCTCAGAGTCATAAATGTTTGGAGCAATAATATTATATCTTGATTTAGGTTTTCCAGAATAAGCACCACCTTTTCTTGGTCTACTCATATTCTTCTGTAATCCATAATCTAAAATGAAGTCAGTTCCTACTACCCATAATCCTTCATAGAATACTTTGTAATTTTGAGAAATAACTTCTCTTTTCTTCTTTGAATTTTTAGGAGGTTCATAACCTTCACTTCTATCTTTCATGAAGAAATCTTCATCATTGATATATTGTTTTTCTTTTGTAATATTATGATTATTACTAGCAAATTCAAAGTCTAACATCGTAATGTATAAATCTTTGAAATGTGTATTGTAATCATTTACTGGATAATATCTACCATACTCATCACAAGTACTATTGATAGTATTTACATCTCCTCCTGCTCTTGCATAAATTTGTCTGTACTCTTCAGCTGTAAATTTATCTCCTGCTAATTCTACAAATTCAGTAAAAGTCATTTTAATAACTTCTCCAGCGTATTCTAAATCTCTATGATACGGGTCTGTAGTATAAGGAATAACTAAATTGGCTGGATCTACATACTTAACTCTAATATCTCCATTAGAATCAAAATACTCTCTAGTAGCTGCTATTTTGATTACAACTAGGTCTCTAATCAATCTCTCTTTGATTGTTGTGTCGTAATCATTGTTGTTTAATACAAAACGCTCACACGTCTCTACTGCAATCTCAATAGCTTGTTTTAATGTAGTATCTATGTAAATATCAGCCTCTTCTTTATCCTTGAATACTGGGAACTCTCCATTAACTAAAGAAGTTCCAGTCTTTTCCTCAATCATAGCAGAAGTTTCAGCTAATAGCATATTAGCATAAATCTCATTCTTCATTTCTTCAAACCTCTCTAAAGAAGTCTTGTCAACTGCATTAGCTACAATAGAGTATTCTTGGTTAATCATTTCACCAACAACAATCTGAACAAACTTAGGAATTAAACTTACTGACTGGAAATTTAAATTTAAATAAGATACATCTCCATTTAAATCTAATAAATCTTTAAACTTATCTATATCTTGTAATCCTTCTGCATATTTTCTGTTTTCTACAAAACGTGCAATCTTGTTATAAATACTCGTATCATCATACTTGTATCTGTTATAAATAGCACGTGCCATAGCAACTCCATACTTTAACTCTTTCTTCACTGAAGCAGGAGCAAGTCTATTTGGAAAGTTTATGTTACTTGGTTGGTTCACCATAATTATCCTTTAATAAAAAAAAATCATATACACAAATATACAAATATAAATTAATTATCTAACATTCCAAGACTTTGCTTTATAAGTTTTTATAGAAAAACTTTGCTTTACTGCTTTTTTCTTCGTAATACTATCTCTAGCAGCAAATAAACATAACACAGATCCTACAAATTCATCAAACTCTGTCCACTTTTCTGGATTAAATTTTAACCAACATTTTAACAAATTGTTGAAATAAACTTTACCATAAACATTATTATCATAATCTAAACCAGTATTCTTATAAATAAAAGTTTCAGTTACATCTACAGCAGCTTGTCTTACAGCATCTCCCGAAAAAGGAATACCCTTCTCTTTTTGCTTCTTCTGACTGTATCCCGTATGAGTGCTTTCAGGTCTATCCATTAGATATTCCTCAAATCCATTCATCCTGAAATAGTTAATTAAACCCATTTTGTTATTTTCACACAATAGTTTACACCCATAGAATACACTTTGTTTCATCATGTCTTCATAAAACATCTCAGGAGTAGGAGGTCTATTGATATATTCACAAATAAATGTATCACTCATATCTGGGTCTAAAGGATCAAACCTTCTAAATACATAACTAGCAGCATTAGACTTTCTTCCATCAGAAGTGAACCTATGGTCAAAAGGGTCACAACCACTCACATATAAATCTTGATTACCTGGCTCTACTATCCTTCTCCCCATTGCTCTGTTATTCCTCTTCTCAGCTGGAGGTAATATCAACATATTCCATCTTCCACTCTCAGTGGCTTCCCATACTACTTGCTTATTCTCTCTGTCCTTCCATACGAAGTTCCCTCTTATAATAAGATTATGAAGTGTGTCATTATATCCGATTTGCTCATTTAACTTAATTACATCAAATGGAGATTGTTTACCCTCATCAAGGAAAGCATCATTAATAGTCATTGGATATTTACGCTTGAAAGAAGCTAAAGCCCTGCCTTTTAAACCTAACATCTCTTTATGAATCCAAGTCCTTGAACCTTCTTTGATAAGTTCACCGTGCATACCCATAACAGGTTTTTCAGGGTCTTCTTCTACACTATATCCATATTCATCTATAAATCCCTCTAATCCATAAGAAGCCCTCTTAAACCATCTTAAAAGACCTGTAGTGGTCATTGTTCTTCCTATCTTCTGAGCTTCTATTAAATTACTCTCATCCCATAATTGCTTAGCCTTATCCCCTCCTTTTGTTTCCATCTCTTCAGCCGTAGTCGTATGGATACTCTTACCAATTACTGTTCGACCTTGAACTAAACACTCTTTAACAATTTGCCATCTGTCATAAATATTTACCTCTGTAGTCTTACCG